ACTATGGGCAGATAATTTTGCTGTCTATACCAAATCACATGGCTTTCATGTCAACGTCACAGGCTGTAACTTCTATGCCAACCATTTGTTCTTAGAAAAGATCTACACCAATTTCCAGGAGTATATCGACACTCTTGCTGAAGGATCACGCACACTTAAAGATGTAGTGCCATTCTCAGTGACACGCATCAAACAGATTACACAAATCGTGGATGAAACTGTAGTGCCATGTCCTGAAGATATGTGGATGGAGTTATACAACGATATCGAAACTCTAATTGCTGATGCCAACAAGGCGTTTGACCTTTGCCAGAAAGAAAAGCAATATGGCCTACAAAATATCCTTGCGGCCTATCTTGAAGACGCACACAAATTATGTTGGATGTTGGCTTCAAGCATGGAAGATCCTGCTGTACAGGCCGCTGAAGAAGCCGCTGATGCCAAGTTAGGCATTCCAGAAGAACCAACACCAAAAATGTAAGGAGATATCATGAAAAAGAAGAAACCCGTTAAACCACCAAAGAGGTATTAATATGCCTATTATGAAAACAACAATGCCGGGTGGCGGCACTGGCTATAAGTTTGGTGCCCATGGTCATGCTTATCCTACCAAAGCAGGTGCCGTTAATCAAATGAAAGCCATGTATGCCAATGGTTACCAAGGTAAGACAGCCACGCATACAGGCTCTAAACATGGACATTCAAAATGAAACTATACAACAATGACGGCTTAACAGCCCGCTATAAAACTTATGACACTTCTACAACAAGTAGCCAGTCTGATGCTATTAATTACAACCGTATTACTATTGTTACCATAGGTGATGAACATTTTGTAGAGTTCGGTGCCAACCCTACTGCTACTACAACAAGTTTTCCTATACCAGCAGACAGCGTTATGACCTTTGACATAGTTAAAGGATTCAAGGTGGCATTCCGCGCCCATAACACCAACGGTCATATCAGTATCGTAGGCGAAGATTACACGCTTTAACCGTTTATAAGCGTATTTTACCCAATACCTTATAAATAGCATTACACTACTCAATTAGGAGGCATAGGCAACAATGGACCTAAAACAAACATTGGCAACAAACACCGCAACTGACGCGAGTCTTGAAGACGAAGGACAGGCACAAGAGAAGTTTTATTCTCAGAAAGAATTCGATGACGCAATGGCCAAAACCCGTGCGGCAGTTGAACGCAAAGTACTCAAGCAATTTGAAGGCTTAGGCGACTTGGAAGAAATTAAGAGTATCAAAACTCAAATTGAAACTAAGAAGTTTGAAGAACAAAAGAGCAAGGGTGAATTTGATACAATTCTTAAAGAGATGGCTTCGAAAAAAGACGCAGAAATTGCTCGTAGAGATCAAATTATTGCTCAATACCGTGTTGATAGTCCACTATTAGAGACCGCCGCGAAATACCGTGCTGTAGCACCAGAACAAGTCAAAGCACTCTTACGCAATAACATTAGACTAACCAACGACGGTGAAGTTGAAGTTGTAGATAACAACGGAACCACTCGTTATAAAGACAGTGGAGACCCAATGGGAGTGGAGGATCTTGTCAAATCCTTCCTGGATGCGAATCCCCACTTCGTGGCCGCTGGACCAAGTACAACACAAACAAAGAGTGGAATGGGATCTTCAGGAGTAAATTCTAAAATTGATATCACCAAGTTGGATATGAGCAAGCCCGCAGACCGTGCTGTTTATGCCCAATGGAAAAGTGAACAGAAAAGATAAACCCTAAAGGAAAATTATTATGTCATATCCATCAGCAAATAATACCTCACTTAACAGTGAACTGTATGCGAACCTTGTAACCGCGGCTCAATTCGCGGCTTACGAACAATCAATCGCTCGTCAATTGGTAACAGTATTTGACGCACCACTTAACACCGGCTTGAACCTACAAGTTCCAGTTTGGTCAAGTGTATCAGCACAGTTGATCACAGACGAATCAGTAGCAACTGTTCGTAACACTGACACAACAAGTGCTACAATTACGTTGAAAGAACACGTAGTTTACCATCAAGTAACTGACCAGTTACGTGACAGCGCCTACAGCAATGTATTCGCACAAATCGGCGACCAATCTGGTCGTGCTATCGCTGAATCTATGGACAGTCAAGTGTTCACAACATTCGGTGACTTCACAACAGATTTAGGTGGCGGTGGCCACGAATTAGTTGTTGCTGACCTATTGGCCGCGGCCGCTACATTGCGTTCACGCAAGTTGACTGGTCCTTTCTATGCTGTTGTACACCCAGGTGCGGCTTACAACTTGAAGAAGCAATTGTCTACTCCTGCTTATTACAGCGGTGGTTATGTTGCTAACCCAAGCAATTTAGGTAACAGCATCCTAAGCGGATTCTACATTGGTACAGTTAGTGGTATCCAAGTGTTTGAATCAGCATTGGTTCCAACAAATGGTACAGACAGCGTAGCCGCTGTATTCGTTCCAGGTGCTATTGGTCACGCAATGCGTGGTTCAGTAGAGATGAACACATTGTATCTACCTGCTAACCGTGCTACTGACGTTGTATTGAAGTCAGTTGCTGGTGCTTCTGTAATTCAACCAAGTTTCGGTGTGAAGATCAGTTGCGACAAGCAGATCAACTAATCAGTTAGTCATGTGACTGATCCTGTAATCGCAAGGCTGTGATTACATTAAAGCCCAAGTAGAGATATTTGGGCTTTTCTTATGGCTTTTTTGGATACCTCGCTAAATACATATAGCAAGAAGGACTTGCCAACTATTCGGAGTAGGACTCAGATGACTATAACAGTAAATCATACATTCGCGACCTTGGACAATTTGCTCCAAGTGGAACCAACAATACAAGACTATGGCAACCTTGATTGGGAATTCGAACTCGCAAGAAGCCAAGTAGAAGTTATCCGTGTACTCAGCGTTCGTTGGTGGCCTCAATATTCAAAGCAATTCAAGGTTAATATTACCATCGTGGGCCAAATGGCCATTATGGACGGCAATCGTTTGAACGGTGACCAATGGATGATGGCAACTGTATATCACTGTTTGGCCTATCATATCTGTCCTAAACTTACTAAGTTTCTTCCTGAAACTGACAAATTCCAAGTAATGATGGAGTATTATCGTCAACGCTTTGATCATGAGATGGATTTAGCCATTCGTGAAGGTGTTCAATACGATATTAATCAAGATGGTGTTATTAATCCATATGAGCAACTTCCAGATACTTACTTGAGAATTCGTCGATGAACTATACACTCAGCCTAAGAGAACAAATTGCTGAGAATATTGTACAGATCATCTCACAACTTGATAATCCACGCATAAGATTAGTAACACGCGAGCCATTTGAGCCCAGTCGTGTTGCCATTACCGATTTCCCTGCTGTACTTGTACAACTGGATGTTGAAGATCGCACAACTATCACCATGGGTATGGGTGGACAAGGACGCCGCGAAGGCACAATGCTTTATGGTATTCGTGGCTATGTGCGTGGCACAGAAATAGACAAATTACGTAATGAATTGATCAATGGCATTGAATTGGCTTTGGATCAAGATCGTTACCTTGGACTTAGAGAAGCAGGTGTTCTCGATAGCCAATTAATTCATATTGAGGTTGTTAAACGCAATCCTCCACTTGGTGAAATCAAAATGGAATTCCAAGTCAAATACAACTACTTAAGAGGTAATTCATAATGGATTGGATTACAATAATCAAAAATGGCGAGACTCGCCGTGTTAGACCACATGGTTTGGCACACAAACAATCAATGGGATGGGTTGTTCTGGGAGCGGATCAGGGCCCGGAGGAGCCAAAAACTTCTCCGGAGAGTCCTAAGGTAGTTGATTCTGGACCAGTCGTTGCCCGACCACCAAAAGGACGATCAAAATGAAATACACAAAAGATGGTGTAATAGAAGACCTTAACCAAAATCAAATACCAAAATACACAGCCTATGGCTGGGTACCAGTTCAGCCAAAGGAAGAACCAATTCGTCCCAAGGCAACGGTGAAAACCAAAGACACCGCAAAAACTTTGGATGACATCACACAACAAGGAGACGAATGATGGCAACTTTAACAGGTAACAATGGTAAGATTACTCTTGCCGGTACACAAGTACTAAACGTAAAAGCATATTCATGCGATAT